CCAATTTCAATCACTCCGCAATCTATTTCTGTCTTTATCGTGTGCGATATGCCATGTTTCACGGTGCCTCTGTGATTTGCTCTGTTTAGACCCAAATCTATGCCATCGCCATCGTATGCCCATGAATATCCGCTCTTTGTAGAATCCTTTATAGGAACTCTCTCTCTCTGCGTTATTTCGTTATCTTCCGTTAACTCAATCATCTTCAATGACAGCATCCCACATATGCCGGTCCAAGCTTCCTCTTCCGCCTTTCCTAATTGTCCGTGACACAATACGGCTCTTTGTAGTCTCTTGCACACAATGTTCTACTCTCTCTCTCTCTCGAGGATTCTATTCTCTGCCCTTCTCTGTTGGAATGTGCTTGATATCATTCCTTCAATCGCTTCGTTAGACAGATAATACTTTTCATCAACCTTGTCTTCTAGCATATCCTTGAGTCTCAACTTGAGTTCCTGTTTCTGTGGGAACTCATAATGCCATTCGCCAAGGATCGAGACCATAAAGCATCTGTTCCTGTTTTGTGGAATTCCGTAATTGCGACTATTGAGCAGCTGAACGAAATTGGAGTAATGAAGGGATTCCAATTTTCTTCGCCATGATTGGAAATCGCCGATGTTCTTGTTTCCAATCACCTGCGGAACATTTTCCATGAGCAGAATCTGTGGGAGTTCGGTGCATTCATCCAATATCCGCTCTACTTCCCACAGGAGACCGCTTCTCGTTCCGCTTCCTTTCTGCATACCTGCCTGTCTTCCGGCAAGGCTCAAATCTTGGCATGGGAAAGAGTATGTAAGTAGATAAATGTACTTATCCCTGTCCGTGATTCCAAGGTCTTCCGCATGGATCTTCGTTATATCGCTCGGTTCAAAGTTTGTTCCGTGAATCGCATTGTACGATTGTATGCAATACTTATCCCATTCAACTACTCTGTAATGCTCGAACGGAACTCCTAGATTCTTCAATGCCTGTGCCTGTGATCCGATTCCGGCGAATAGCTCAATCAATCTGATCGCTCTGTTCCCTATGTGAAATCTCGGTGTCGAATATGAGAATAGATTGATTTGTTCATCCATGATTCATTCCTCAATAGAACGGCAGGTCATCCGGTTCGACATTCAGCTGCCCGAATGGTTTCGCTTCATCATTCCTCGGCATGAAAGGTTTCGGTTCATCCGTCAGATCGAGGATCTTATATTCTAGATAAGTGTTCCCATTGTATTCGTTCACAACAGGAAACACTTGCCTGTATCCCTTTGCTGTCTTCAGAATGAGATCGCACTTGATCGAGCCGTTATCGTTCATTTCCCCTTCAATGGGATCGCATCCCTTTTTGAAACTGAAATTGATGTAGTAAGGTTTTTCGAGACCGATGTCCTTTCTGTCAACCTTTGTGTGCCATCCGAATCCTTTTTGGTTTTTGTTTATGAACATTTCATTAACTCCTTGAGTTTCTTTTTCTCCTCTTCATCCATTTTTTGATTGATGGATGGATCATAGACAGGGATCGAGTCATATATATTCTTTCCTTCTTCCCTTATATACTTTCTTATGTTGTGGTGGTTTGTTGGTGGTTTGTTGGTGGTTTGTTGGTGTTCCTGTTGGTGGTCACCGCCATCCTCTCCTTGATAAATGCCGTATTTTACTATGGTTATCAGCGAGAATCTGTTGGTGGATTGGATGGTGATTTCTTTCGTTTTTTTAAGATGGTTCAAAGAAGTTCTTATCTCGTTTTCGCTCATTTTTAAGCGATTTGCGAGGGATTTCCGTCCAATGACCAATTGCCCTCTCTTGACCGGAATCCCCTTCCATGCACCATCGCTGTATCTTGCGTTTGTGAGCAGGAAGATCCACACCTTCAATGTGTTTGCATCTGTGAACCACTCCCAATCGCAGATTCCCCTGTCCAATTTGATGTAGCTCATCCGCCTACCACCTCGAACCTAATCGCATCGAGCTTTTTCTTCAATGCGTTCTGCTTCGTTTCAAGACTTGTGTATGCGTATTTGAACCTTGTCAGCATAGACTCCGCCTTTTTCTGCTTCACTCTTGTGTCATGCACCGAATCCTCTGCCTGTGCCTCAAAGTAGGACATCGCAGGTGGTTTCTCGCTCGATGTTTCCGCCCAATCCTTCCGCAACTTGTAGATGTTTTTGTCTCGCTGATTGTCCGCATCCATCTTCAGTAGGGAAGCGGATTCCTGCAATCTTGCAATGAATTCTCCATAGATCATCAAGAGATCGCTCTCTAGATTGATGTTGAACACCACATCGTATGCGAGATCGCTCTGCCGATACTGACCTGCCAATTGATTGATCTGCTTGGAGAGTTCCTCATCGCTTGATGTCTGCAAGAGGAATGGATTGAACAGGTAATTCCGCTCAAACACCTCGCACCTCTTCCCGAACTTCTCTTTCCTTCTCCAACCTTGCCCTGTAGACTTCTTCTGACGGACGGAGAAGAGGATTTTCTTCCTGCACTTTCTGTCTTGTCCGCCGGATTGTCTCATAGATGTTTTTCTTCGTTGTCAGAGCGATATCGAATGTGTTCTGAATGCCATATACATCATCGATGTAGTAGGCAATTAGGAGATTGTCATTGTCTCTTGTTTGAGGCACATCAGACAGGATCTCCGCCACCTTTTCCTTTGCTAACATATTCCCCTTTCTAGAACAGCTTTGTCTGTTCATCTTCTTCCAATCTGTAACCGAGCCGTCTGTATTCTGCATAGACAGGATGCCAAATTATCTCGCATTGCTCTCTCTCTCTCTCTAAACCGCATGAGGACATTGTTTGTAATTGCTCTGCAAGTGTCAATGAATATGGGCATCCCTTACATCCGGTTCTTTTGAAATTGAATGGTGGATAATACAGTTTGCACAATTCGATGTTGAACTCCTGGACGAACCACTCTTCCCACTCTTTTGTGATTTTGATGAGAGGATTAAACCTGTGAACCTTGCCGTTTTTGTTCATGATGCATCCTAATTGGTTTCTTATTCCACCTTCATTTGCCATCATGCCAGTTATTCCGATATATCTTCCTGTTTCCTTCTCCCATTCGTGTGACGGTTTCTTTTTCAGTTCGCTACAGCATAGATGTGATACTTTCATATCAAATTCATCCGTAAACTGATATTTAAGAATTTCGGGACATCCAAATTGTCCTTTATCCAAGTATCTTTGAATGTGAGGCGTTATCCGTCTTGTTTTTTGATATTCCATGACTTTTTGTGAATGCTCTTTGCTCTTGAACGGATAACCAACCCTTTCAAGCATCTCTTTGATGTTTTGCCGAGGATAAATCATGATAATTCTGTCATCGGTCTCCATCATTTTCTTCACGAATTCCACGATGGCATTGTATTCAATGCCTGTGTTGGAGAAGACTCTTGGGATTCTGTTGTTCGACAATGCCATGTCCAGGAGATGGTGGACTACTGTGGAATCCTTGCCACCTGAGAAGGACAGATAGAACTTGTCTTCACCATATTTCTTGATCGTATCTCTGATGACCCCTAACCTGTCCTGTAGGATGAATTCGTTCTCTGTCATAGATAACTCTTTCCGTATCTCTTAATGAATTCCTCTCTTGACCCGATCTCCGCCTCAAATACGCATTGAGACCGCATCTTGAGTGTTCTAGCCGTCATCGGATGGGAATGAATGTACTTATGGCATTGAGGATGAACGAAGCAGAACAATCCGTCCGCTTCGCTCTTATCCCTGTATCCCAATCCGTTGAGGCAATGGTGCTTCTCGCTTCTGACCATCGGTTTGCCACACAGATAGCAGATTTCCCTATTCGTTTGAAGTCTGCTTTCCACCATATTTCTTGAAATTGATATACTTGGTCAGATCGGCGATCCCGATGTCTTCCGCCTTGAGCAAGTGCAGACCGTTCAGAATCCTCGCCTGTTCTTCCTGTGAATAGAGTTTGCGGAATTCATCCGCCAATCCCTTCAGACTTGTCGGTTCATCGAAGATGCCGGATTTCTTTGTCTCGACTTCCTTGTCATCATCACAGGCAAGACCGAGAGCAAGGTGACAGGTGTACCTTCTAGCATAGGTCAGACCGCTTCCCATCCGTTGGCAGATGTTCGATCCCTTCATTTCCGGTTCTTTGATCTCCGCACCTCTGATCCATTCCTTCAGATCGGCATCGTAATAGTAAACGTATTCCCTGTCTCCTTCCGTACCTGTCTTCATCTTCGGGATCTTGAATCCCTGCTTCGCAATGTCAGACAAGGATGCGTAATTGTATCCGTATGCCTTTGAATCGTTTGTGACAATATTCTTATCTTCCATACTTCCCTTTCAAGCGGATCTGCAATCCGCCTTTGTTCGGCACTAACTTGAGATATCGATCATATATGCCGTCTTCCTTCATCCTGTCCACATCCACCCTCTTCTGCATGGATGCTTCCTTGATCGTTGCCGTGAAGAGATCGTTATCCCACTTTTTGATGCCGTTTTCGTTCATCGCCTTCTCAAGCTTGTAGCGGAACAATTCGTATTGCTCCTCATAGTAGAGGAACATCTCGATCATCTCGAAAGTCTCTTGGTCGATGACACCGACTTCGTTCAGTTTCCTCTCTACGATTTCGTTCTTGTCTTCTTCCTCGAAGATTTCCCCTGTATCGGGATTGACCTTGTATTCCATCAGAACGGATACCCATTGAAGATGATCCAAATGGTCAATGCAGGAGCAGAGAGCATCAGCAAGGCGAACAGGATGTCGCTCAAGAGCTGCCAATGTCTTTTCAGTTTTCTTTCTTTCATCTTTTTCCCTTTCTTTTTGGAGAGATCCTCATTAGTGCATCCATTCATAGAAAGGAGTATGTCATACGTTTGAATGCTTTTAAGAGGATAGATTGCTATGGATTTATCTTGCTGATGATTGTTGATAAATGGATGCACCAATCAAGACCTCTCCAATAAAAATGCCATCCAACCGGATGGCACATAATTCGCAACTCATACATTATGCGAAATCATGCTTCCATCCGTAAAGTCTGCCAAGGCAGATGTTCTGATACCTTTATTATAGAGGAATACGAACGCACATATGTGAATATCGTTTCACAGATGTGATTTTTTGCATTCCTGTACCAAAAGTTACAAAAACTTGCATCTAACCTATTGACTATGTACATAGATTTGATATAATGAGTATGTACATAGGTACAAGAAGGAGAAATGATTATGGTTATTACTATCAGCAGATCGAACAACATTCCAGAATGTGTCTTATCATCTAGGAGCAGGGTGTTCGCTGACATCGTTGAAGATAACAGAGAGTATTTGGTAAACAACTTCTCTTCCAGGAACAAGGAAGGAAACAAAATATATGTTTACCCTTCTGCCCTGTTTGAGATGATGCAGAGAATTTCAAATGTTGTGTGTAACGATATGCAACTAGAATGCATATTTGATGTGGAATAGAAAGGAGGAAACGAATGAGCAGGTATTGTCTCGCCATGCCATCTCACCTCGGTTGGAGCGTTGAATGGGAAACTGGCGAACTCAAGCACTTTCACAACAAGGATGGATCAATCCGTAAAACCGTGAAGTGCAAGGAGTCCTATGAAACCACCGATCACAACAAAGCTCTCCAGGTGAAAGCTGAAAAGGAATCGCAGGGTTTCAAGAACGTACAGATTTACGAATGTATGTTCTAAAAAGGTCATCAGTTCTGCAAAACCGATGACCAGGAGCGAGAAAGATTTGCACCCCTTCTCGCTCCTATTATATCAATAGGAGGAAAATATGACAAAGGAACAGATCGAGGGATTCCGCCTTGCCCTCAAGACTCTCTCGCCGGAAGAACTCCGCATCCTCAAGGAAAAGGTCAACGAGGAGATCGCCGACCAATACTGGTGCGATGAGAACTTCAAGAACAGAGAGGAAAACGATTCGTACATCTATGTGATCATATATGATGACCTGCATTGCTATTACGATTACCTCGGCAAGAGAGCATATGAGAGGTACATGAGCGAAGACAATGCGGTAAGACTTGAAGCAAAGACCAAGCACCTATTCCCCGATTGGAAGGTGTTGATGATGAAAGGAGACCTGGAATGGCATCAAAAAAAGACTATGACATCAACTATCAGAAGCTGAATTGCAGACAGTTCCGCTTCGTGCTGAACAAACAGAAGGATGCGGAGATCATCGCCTACATCGAGAGGCAGGGAAACATTAACGGCTTCTTGAAGGCGTTGGTGGAAAAGGAAATGAAAAAAGGACACCGCTAGGATGTCCTTTTGTTTAGATTGTAAAGCACCGATCCGACCCTCGGAAAATTGTACAGGTATGCCAATTCGTTTGTGTATCTCTCTGTGTGCGGTTTCTTCAGTACTTCCTGCATCAGAAACCATCCACCGCCGTTCGGCACATTCGCCCACCTTGATTCCCCTATTATCGTTCGCTTGAACAGGCAGACATGATCGCAGAGTTCCTTGCGGATGTTCGGAGACCATATTCCGCCGTCATTGACCTTTATGTCGAACCAAACGAGATCCGCATCCGCTTGGTCTATCACTCTAGACAATGCTTCGGGAATGTAGAGATCATCATCATCCAATTGCACAACATATTCGCCGGAAGAATTGGCGAATGCCCTGTTCAGAGACATCGCCGTCTTCATGTTGAACTCGTTTCTGATGTATTTGACAGGAAGCGGAGTCTCCTTGCGGAATTCCTCAACCACTTCCTCGGTGCTGTCCGAAGAGCAATCGTTCACGATGATTACTTCAAGGTCATCTCTGACAGGGATCGACTTCAATGCGTTTTTAAGCATTCCGGCATTGTTGAATGTCGGGATCAGAACAGAGACTTTCATTTCGCTCTTTCAAGGTCATCGATCCTGTGATTTGCAACTTTGATCTGCTCTTCGATCACAGGGATCTTCTCGGCAAAATTATTGTGCTTTTCGACACTTTTTGTCAGCACTTCCAATTTGGTCTCAATCACCGCTTGGTTCTTGGCATTCTGCAAATAGACACCGACCAATGTCACTCCGCTTGATATCAATGCCACTATAATCGCATCGCTCATTTTCTTCTCCTATAACAGCACTTCGACATAAACAAATCGCCCATCTTGATTCACATCCCCTCTTCTTGACCTGCCCTGCTTGATGAACACCTTCGGCATACAGATGGTCGCAGGTTTCATCGCATTCCTTTGGGCATAATCCCCATAAGTGAGGAATGCCGGAGTCAGAAGGTATGTGATGGTTTCCTGTTTCAATGTGACATGATTTGATGGAAAAAAATAATCTTCCTTGAAGGTCAAAGGCGAATGCAAATGCGACCCGATGCACAGATTGGCGATGATTCCACCTGCCAATCCGAGTTTGCTCACTCGGTTCGCCCTTCCGCCCACCGTTGAACTTCCGCCTGTGAGATGCGAATTGTACACCGTCACCTGCATATGGTCATCCTTGGTGTGCATCCGCCTCAAATTGATGAATGAATAGCATCCATTCACCGAATATCGGTCTTCGATCCCTAAACCTACCGCTATGGATTCAGCTGCCGAGATTCCTGTCTCCTTGAACCTGCCGGAATCGTGATTTCCGGCACAATATGACAGGATCTTGCCATGCGGATATTTCTTGGATGTTTCCGTTAGAGGGCGAAGGTAATTGATCATCGTTGCGACCTGCACCGAAGGTGTCATTGTCTGTTCGAAGACATTCCCCACCGAATTCCTTGTCACAGACTCGGTGAGATCGCCGTTCAGAACGCAGATCCTTGCCATCTTTGGATCATCCGGTTCTTGCAGGATGTAGTCTATCGTTTCCTTGATCAGACCTTCTTGGCAAAGGGGATTCCCGATGTGGCAATCGGCGATTGGAACTATTTCGACAGATTCGCAATCTCCCAAATCGTATTTAATTGTCAGCATCCAAAATCTCCTTGATTTTTGCCAAGCGAGACTTCAATACCTCATTCTCTCTGCGGAGTTCTTCCAAATCGTTTTCCGCCGGAATGAACACCACCCTTCCGTCCACCTGTGCAAGATACTTCCCCTTCTGTATCTCATACCACAGATATCCGTCCTGCTTCATCGTTGAAAGAACATTGTGGAATCCGCTCTGTGCGACACCGAGGATGTCCATGTCCTTGTTGCGGACATTCTGCTCGTTCGTAAGCACATCGATCTGATCCCTGCTCTTGTCTTCATCTACCGACTTGAATATGTTCCTAGGAGATACCAAGATATGCTCAGGCATTCCGCCTGTCCTGTTCGCCTCATCGGTGAGTGTGGTTTCATGATAGAAGCGATACGGATAATTCTGCGACATAAAATCTGAAAGTTCGGGCAATGAATGAATCGACTTCCTTGTATCGTAAGAACCATTGTATGTGCTTTTACCATGCTCTCCTGTGTACCATGAGCATCCGAGCAAAGGTTCGCCATCGACAGACCCGATGACCGTTGCGACATGGCAATGGTCGACCCATTGGATTATGTCTCCGACCTTCGGTTCGACTTCGCCATAGTTCTTGCAGACCCATCCGTTTGTGAGATACTTATCCCATACGGATGCGGATTTGATCACCGTGACAGGATAAGGTTTTTTTAGAATGTAGCTGAATGATATCGCCAATGTAGTGCAATTCGCCAATCCGTTCTGAATGGTGGCATTCGGATTGTAGATGACATCCCACACATACTGATGATACTTTCCGCCATATACGAAGTCATTCAGCGAATACTTGTCAGCCATTGTCGGCATCCTTGTTGTTGATTGCCGTCACGATTTCCTTGTCTGCGAAATACTTCGTTGAAGTGATCCCCAACAGGGCATTCCACAGGACATCCACCGCCGTGATGGTCAGAGGGATCTGCTCGGTATAGGGCAGATTCCAAATTTTCCCGATTGTCGCATAAAAAACGGATAATGCCGGAAGCACGATCCTGCCGATCCATGCTAATACATCGTAAACACCATCATTCATCATCTTTTTCTCCTCTCAAAATATATCCCATTGTGTAACATAGAAACGGAACGAGCAACCTCAAAAGAGGGCTCTCAAGGGTCACGTTATCGACCATTAAAAAACAGACAATTATCACGAAAAAGAACTTTTTCATTCCATTACCTCAATATGTTTGATCCAATCATCGAATGTGATCGACTCCATCAGCAGACCCTCTTGGTAGAAGCGATTCTTAATCGAAACGATGATCTGTGCCTTGATCGGTTCGGGGATCGAATTGAATAGATCCTTGAACTCGTTGAAATACCGCTTGAACCGCAGCTCGGTATTCCGTCTGTACTCCTTGTTTTCCTGGTTGATCCATTCCGCCTTGT